TTGGCTTCAGAACCAGTTCCGAACGATACAGGGTGAAAACGACACATGTCCAAATACTCTTTAATCATTGTGTTGTCATCTTTAATATCCTCACCTGTAAATTCACGGTATTTCTTTAATGATTCCACCAATTTTTCTTGGTCCAAACCACCCACATTATTTTTGATGAGTTTGTAAACCGCTTGTTTTAAAATCATTGGGTTATGTCCACGTGCTGTGATGATGGCAAAAACTGACCCACCATTAATACACTCAACAAAATCATCCCATGATGGTCCAAAACTTGCCGACATTACATCAATCAAAAATTGTTTTTCACCTTCACCTCTGAAATTTCTAAAAGGATTTGGTGCAAAACCAACAATAGTTTTTCCATTATAAACAAATGGTTTTTTTCCCAAGTCGTGTCTGTGTTCAGCAAAATCATCGGTTGACATACCAATCTCATTATCTTTGTCATCCAAAACCATAATTTTTGTTGGCATGTTCATTACATTGTCATCCCAATCAAAAGCGTAATACTTGTGGTCAGGTAATCCTGATGGGTCCATACCCTCAGTTACCATTTCTAACAAGTGCTTTCTAATTGACGTTTTTAAATTCATTACTTCTTTTCCTTTGACAATTTTGCAATAATAGTTTCCAACTGTGATTCAGTTAAGATAATGTTTTGTGGTTTTTCTGAATAAGTTTTTTTACCGTTAGTTGGTACCTGTAAACTTTCCATTAATACTTTTTTTGTGAATTCCATAGTTTTATATATAAATAATAGGGAGGGGGTTTTTATTTCCCCTCCCATGTTTATTTTTAGATATTTTCAAACGAAGCTCCTGTTGGTGTAATCAAGAACTCAATGTCAATGAATTCAAGAGCTTTTGTTGGTTTAAGGTAAATTTTACCTGTCATTGTATTTCTATCCAAGTCTTCAGGTGTGTTTGTTACAACAACTCTAAAGTCAATTAAACCTCTATCTCTTCTGATTGAATCCAAAATTGGATTGACAGCGTCTAAGAAATCTTGTCTTACTTTATCATCGTTTTGTTCAAACAACAATCTCACCGCTACTGCTGAAATCAACTTACGCGCTTGTAACAACAATCTTCTTACGTTGATTCTGTCAAGAGCTGATTCAGCAACTTGAGTAGTTTTGTTACCCCAAATTAATGTTCCTACATCTGAGAAAGTTGCAATTGGGTTGATTCTACCTTGATACAATGTGTCTCTGTCGTCTTGTGTAAGTTTCTTACGAGCTTTAACTGAATTTACAATACCTCTTGTGTAACCCGCTGATGCGAACCAAGGGAATGAAATGTTATCTGTCAAAGCTAAGTTTCTACAAACTTCTGCAGTTGGTGGAAGGTAAATTTGTGTATTGTTAACAGTATCTCTTGTTAATACCCAAGGATAATAAGTTGCTGTGTAGTTTGAATCAATACCAGTACCGTCTAAGTTGTCAACCGCTTCAGTTGGGTAAATTAAATCTGTAGCTGGTGATGTAGTTGTATCAACAAACATATTATAATCAGGACAAGTCATGATATATAATGAGTCAGCTCTTTGTGATTCAACCATATCAATTGCATCCTCAACCAAGTTAGAGTTATTAAAAAAGTCAATTCCTGGTGTAACAAACACGTTAATGTTTGTTGCTTCAGGGTTACCAAATGTTTGTTGTCCTAACAAGTATGCGTAGTAGTCAGTGTTCGCCCATTCAGTAGCATTACCATTAACAGTAATTCTCTTGAATGCTCCCCATCCTGTTGCAGTTGGGAATTGTGTTGTTGGTGCGGCACCTTTTAAGTATCCTGAACCACCTAACACATAGTTATCACCGTTTGTTCTATATTTTCTATAAATGTCCCATCCGTCAAATCCACCACGAGCAAACAACGTGAATTTTCTTGCTTGGATTCTGTAGTATGGATTTGTTGGGTCAGTTGGGTCAGAAGTAAATGATGTGTCACCAACTTCAAACGCTGAAGTACCTGATGTACTGTAAGCCGATGAAATTGTAACCGCAGTTGCTCCTGAGTCCATATGGAAACCTTTTGATAAGAAATCCCAATCAGATGAAGAAGTTGCAGTTGCAATGTTGTTAGGATTTTGTTTACCCTTATAGTTGTAATATTCAGGGTCGTATCCAATTGTATCAGAAAGACCTAAGAATGTTCTATTAATTTTATCACCTGAGCTTCTTTGAACTGAAGAGAAAGGTGGTTGGTAAATTACTTCACCTGTAATATCGTATTTGGTTTTATAAATTGGGAATGGTGTAACCGCTCCGTAGTAATTTCTCATTAAGTAACCCTCAAAACCACATGGTAATGCGTCTACAGGTGCTTCAGAGCTAATTTCCAACATCACATATTTTGACCTTACAGCGTATTCGCCATCACTTGTTCCAATTTTAACACCAACAAAACTATTTGAACCTGGATTCATTGAGCAGTTTGTGAATTTTTCCAAGTATACAGGACTTGCATCTGTATCATTGTACGCTCTAATTCCCACATCAAACGTTCCGTTATTAAATGAAATGTTTAGTATTGAAATTTTAACTTCTTGGTTTGCGTCATTACCATCTGAAATTAAAATAAACTTAAACAATTTGTATACATTTGTACCTCTCAACTCAGAAACAACATAAGGAGTTTCAGGAGTTTGATATTGTTCTAAGTACCAACCAATTGATGTGTTTGAACCGTTATCATCTTGTGCTGATGGTAAAGCGGTAACTGATGGTTGAATACCTCTGATATAACCCTTTTTGTATGAGTAATTTAAGAAGTTATTAAATTCTTCTTCAACAAATAATGGTACTTCATTACTTGGTTTTCCAAAGTTAGATTGACCAAATACTTTAGATATAAAATTACTATCAGTAGAATCTAATGAAGTTTTAAACTCAAATGTCTGACCATCGTAAGTAACTCCCGAAACACCAAATGGTGAATAAGGACTTGATGACGCTCCACTGTAAACACCACTAAAATCTAAAACAACATCAGTTGTACCTGTTACTTGATATACAGGATTTGTTGATGTAGTATAATTTGAAACGCCTCTTGAACGAAGAGTTGTAACAACAACATCATTGTATTCAGTATATGCAGTTCCTAAAAAGTACGCTCCCAAAATTTCAACAGTACCTGAATAACTACCAGTTGCTCCTGTTATTGCACTTACATTAACCGAGAATGAATATCCTGAGTAATCATTTCCTGTCGTTGGGTCAAATTGTGAGTAATACCAAGAATCATTATCTCTACTTGAATAATCAGTATTAACATCTTTCAAAGATGGTACACCATATACATTTGTTAATACTGTTAATCCTGAACCTGTTAAACCATCATAAGTTGTATCATCTAATGTACCGAATACATATGCTGATGTTGCACTTAATGAATTAGTTGTAACAATATTGTTAATAAAACTATTCAATTGAGATTGAATTGTTGAAGTTGTTCCGTCAGATAATGTAAATTGATTTGTTAAATCATTATAGAATATTGATGTTGCAAAAGAACCAAAAGATACAGTTCCTCCTGTTGTTGCGGTAAAGTTCACATAAACCGCAGATTCTGTAGAATCAAATTCAACTGTGGAACCTTTAACGTTTGCAATAGTACTAATAGACCAAGATGGTCCCGCATCATAACCAGACAAACCAAGAATTCTTGATACGAACAATTGGTTAGATTGTGATAAATATGATTTAGCGATATACGCTGCTTCGTATTTTGGTATTTGTGTGTCTACAAATTTCTCAGGTGAAGTACCTCCAAAAATTGCTGAAAATTCATCGAAACTTGATACGAAGATTGGCTCAAAAGCCGGACCTCTCAAAGTTTCTCCTACAATACCTAACGTTGTAACACCTACACTCTGTGCTACAAATGATAAGTCACGTTCTGAAGTGTATACTCCAGGTGAAACGAAAACTTTATTTGATGTTGCCATTATTTGTTTGTTTTTTTATAAATTGTTTTATTTACTACATAAATATTATTGATTTTTGTAAAAATCTTAGTATGTGGATACTATTTATAAATCAGTATGAATAAATTCTTCCTTTTTTCTACCTTATGAAAAAAACCCCTAAAAAAATAAAGAATATAAAGATTTCTGAAGAATCACACGCAATTCTTAAAAAGTATTGTGAAGAAAACGGACTTAAGATTTATGGATTTTTAGAAAATCTTATTAAAGATAAATGTCGTATTAAAACGGACATCTATGGTGACCCATTAGACTAATTTAATATCAAATAAGATATTTGAATCCTCACTAGATTTACCTGATTGTTTTTCAATAACAATTTTTAATCCCGTGTCAGGACCCATTGGGAAGTATGGTAAATCTTGTCCAATATAATAATCAACACCTTGATTAATTGTAAAAGCACTATAGTGTTCAACATTGTCTGATTTAACAAAATAAAAATCATAGTTTGTTGGTAATGAATTTTGAATTAACGTTTTGTTTGAGCCAATGAATTGATAATTTGTTGGTACTTCATCTGGATTAGGTTCTTTTGATACTGCATTTCTTGCTCTTGTTTTGGTACTGACATCAACCATTGTTAAAACTCTTGATACTGCAGGTGCTACTTCAAACTGTTCCTCATCCAATAAAACACCCAAC